TTTAAGTGCATTTGAATATTTTTTAGTAATTATTGTTAAAGAATTAATGCATTCTTCTTCTGAATAAATGCCATTTTGAATTTTAAATTTTTTTATCTTTTATTTCCTTATTTATTTGATAAGTGGGATTATATATGTTAAATATTTCTTTCCTTGTATATAGCATTTTTATCCCCCAGCTAAGTATTAACATTTTTATACACAGAAATCAATGTTGTGTGTATCTTTTGTAAAATTTAATTTAGTAAACGAACTGACCATTATAATTAGTTCAAAGTATATTTTTTAATCAATATTATCTTTTAGAGGGGTTGAAAGTAGCTAATCGATTGCCATATAAGACGGAAAAACAATGTTTAATTAAGGCTCGTGGATTGAAATTAATATATATTGGAAATAAAACGTCGAAATATAGGTATGTTACTTGGAATAAAAAAGATAAGAGATGGAGAGTGGCGTTTTATGTTAATGGCAAACTAATTCGTTTCGGTTCTTTTACTAATGAAGATGAAGCTGGAAGAGTAGCATTGGAAAAAGCAAGAGAGTATGGTAAAGCAATTTAAATTGTATGCCAATAAAACTAACATTTCAAGTCAATATAGAATCAATATATGGTATGTGAGTAATTAACTAATAACAATATATAGCGCAATAAAAAGGAGAGCAAATTATGGAATTTACAGAAATGAGAAACAAATTGATGGAAAACTTTAATGAGATGGTAAAAGACGTAGATCATCTTTTTGAAGTAGCAGTAGACAAGGATGAATTATGGAATCTGTACCTTGATAGTTTTCCAGCAGGAACTAATGAGATTTACAGAGAACGAAGGTGGCATGACTGTAGTTGTTGTCACCAGTTTATTAAGACAATTGGAAATGTTGTTGTGATTAAAAACGGAGAAATTACAACCATTTGGGACTTTAGAACAGATGATAGTACATATCAGCCAGTGTTAGATGCTCTGTCAAGTTTTATCAAGTCTCATGCTGTATCAGATATTTTTGTGAGTAAGTTTAAGAAAATCGGTACTTTACAGAATTATGAAGAATTAGAAAATGGCAAGGTACAGGAATGGACTCATTTTTATTTAGAGTTGCCTGATAAATTTGTGGACAGAAGTAGCAGATCAGAAGGCGATATTAAAGGCGGCTTTAGGGATACAAGGAATGTTTTTAAGCGTTCTCTTGATGAGATTACAATGGATTCCATTGACACAATTTTGGAACTTATTAATTCCAATACCCTTTATAAAGGAGAAGAGTGGAAGGGTGTGCTTGGTGAGTTTAAGAAATACAAGAAGGAATATGATAAACTCACTTCCGATGTTGAAAGAGATAATTATGCGTGGGAACAGTCGGTAAAAGCTGGTATTGCTATTGGTCGGATCAGAAATCACAGCATTGGAACACTGCTTGTCAATGTAAGTGAAGAAATGGATTTGGACACAGCGGTTAAGAAGTATGAACAGATTGTAGCACCTGCAAATTATAAGCGTCCAAAGGCAATTTATACAAAGAAGATGCTTGAAGATGCAAAGAAAACCATTACAGAACTTGGATATTTGGATTCTTTACAGAGAAGATTTGCTAATTTGGATGATATTACAGTAAATAATATTTTGTTCTCGAATAGAGATGCTGCTAAGAGGATTGTCGGTGCAGATGATATTTTTGGAGAGATGGAAAAGAATATTGCTGTAAATCCGAGAAAGTTTTCTAAGGTTGATGGGATTTCTGCTACAGACTTTATTGATAAGGTTATTCCAACGGCAAAAGAAGTTGAAGTATTTGTAGAAAATAAACATGACAAGAATTTTGTATCTATGATTGCACCATGTAATAAAGAAGCAAAAACAATGTTTAAGTGGAATAATGGATTGAGCTGGGCTTACACAGGGAATATTACTGATTCCGACATGAAACAGAATGTAAAAGCGGCTGGTGGTAATGTGGACGGTGTACTTAGATTCTCTATCCAGTGGAATGAGAGTGGTAAAGACAATAGCGATCTTGATGCACATTGTATTGAGCCGAATGGTCATGAAATCTTTTTTGGTTCAGATAGAAAACCGAGGATGTCTTCTATGGGAGGACAGCTTGATATTGATATTACTCAGCCTAACACTCAGATGCCAGGGAAAGCATCAGTTGAAAATATCACATGGTTAGATAAATCACGAATGAAACCTGGAGTATACAAGTTCTTTGTAAATCAGTATGCAGCAAGAGGATCTAAAGGATTTAGGGCAGAGGTAGAGTTTGATGGTGAAATCCATTCATTTGAATACAATCGTCCTGTTAGTGGTAATGTGCAGGTTGCAGAAGTAACTATGGATAACAATGGCAATTTCGCTATCAAAGAAAAACTTTCAGGTAATTCTACAATTTCAAGTAGAAATATTTGGGGAGTAAATACAAATCAGTTTGTTCCTGTATCTGTTATTAGTTATAGCCCTAATTATTTTGATGAGCAGGATGGTATTGGACACAGACATTTATTCTTCTTCCTAAAGGATTGTGTAAATACAGAAGAACCAAATGGATATTACAATGAATTTTTGAAGAATGAACTTGCGGAACATAAGAGAGTGTTTGAGGCTCTTGGAGCAAAGTGTCATGTGGAAGATACAGAGGATCAACTTTCTGGAATTGGATTTAGTATGACTAAGAGAGCAGAATTGATTGTTAAAGTAAAAGGTGCAACAGAAAGAATCATGAAGGTAATATTTTAATTAAAAAAGGAGAAAGAGATTATGGCAGTAGAAAACATTTTTGAGTATGCAACAAGGAATAAGGTGCGTTTTTCATTCAGAGGATTGATTTCAGTTGAAGATTTGTGGGATTTATCACTTACTAATTTAGATTCCATTTATAAGGAACTGAATAAGCAGTCAAAGCAGTCTGAAGAGGAAAGTCTTTTGAATATTAAGACTCAGGAAGATGAACTTTTGAATGTACAGATTGATATTGTAAAGCATATCGTATCTGTAAAATTGGCAGAAAAAGAAGCAAGAGAAAAGGCATCAGCAAAGAAAGCACAGAAGCAGAAGATTATGTCTATCATTGCAGCAAAGCAGGACGAGGCATTGCAGAATAGCTCTATTGATGATTTGAAGAAGATGCTTGATGAACTTGGTGACTAAAATAAAATGGAGGAGTGTTTTATGCTCCTCCAATATCACTTATGCTTTGACTTTTTGAAAGGTTGTGTAAATCTTTGCGCTTGTAACATCATAATCTGAACATCTTTAGAGCGGTTATCATATTCTAAAGAGTCGATTTTGTCATTTAGACCATCAATGATGTTTAATAAACTTCCTATTTTGTCAGCTTTTCTTGTAGTAGTTTCTGACACACCAAGAAGTTTTGCGAGGTTGCTGAATTGTTTTCCGTGCAATCCCATATTAGCAATCACTTTTTTGTTATGGGTCGAAATTTTTTCTTTAGCCACAGAATCACTTCCTTTCTTTGTAATATTATATGTTACCAGAATATGTAAGAAAAGTCAATAAAAAATTCATTTCAACAGGAGAAAAAGAGTATGGATATGGATGATTTTTACAAAGTGTTTGAAGAAGCACTGAATGCACCAACATTAATGGAAGTTGAAAGAGATGGAAAACTTCTTAAGAGAGAAAAATGCGTTAATAAAGAAGCGTTCTTATATGAATACAATGATAAAAAATATATCGTTATATATAAATATAAAAATTTAGAAGTATATTTTCGTGACAAAGAATGTATTAAATTCTGTGAGTGGCAATGAAAATTTGATTTTATTATACAAAAATGTGGTATAAAACAGCATAATTTTATACCACAACAGTGTAATGGATGTTACTATTTCTTTCTTGTTTGTGCTAATGCACTTCCAGCAACAGATTTAGCAGCATCACTATATCTTTTGTCTCTAAGAATTTTAGAAGCTTTTCTAGCTACTCTTTTAGACGTTTGTTTCTTGTTAGCCATAATGCGACCTCCTTTCTTATAGTAATATGAAATACAATAACTAGTATGAATACATATGTTCTATACAATATATAGTATTGCATGAACAAAAAGAAAAGTCAAGAAAAATTTATAGTTTATAGGAGATGATTAATTATAGGATTAAATATAGGATATTTAACTTCTGATAAAGAAAATAATGAATTATACAGTCCTCATTTTATTGTGGATCATATTATCAAATATCTTCCAAAAGATAAGAAAATATGGTGTCCATTTGATATTGAAGAATGGTCTGCATTTAGTGTCAGATTAAAGGAGTGTGGTTTCGATGTTGTTTCTACACATCTTGATAAGGGACAAGATTTCTTTGAATATGAGCCAAAGGAATGGGATATTGTGGTGTCAAATCCTCCGTTTTCATTGAAGGATAAAGTTTTAGAACGCTTATATTCTTTTAATAAGCCATTTGCAATTTTATTGCCGTTAAATTCGTTACAGGGGAAAACCAGATATAAATATTTCAAACAAGGTATCCAAATATTGAGTTTTGATGCAAGAGTTTCTTATCACAATAGAGAACATATGGATTGTGTAGTAAAAGGAAGTCCGTTTGCAACAGCTTATTTTTGTAGAGATTTACTACCAAAGGATTTGATTATTGAAAAGTTGGTTACATATGAAAGACCATTGTTGGCATAATGCCATAGAATGAAACTTTCAAGTGGATAGAGGTGATAGTAGTGGAATGTCCGTATTGCGGAGAAGAATTAAGGTGTATTGATTATTATGGACATACAAGGTATTCAGAACATTATTGGATATATCCTCATAGTTGGATAGAAAAAGAAGGCGATATTTATCAATGTCAGAATGAGGAATGTGAGAGTCAGGTATTCAATGGACATTTTTACGATCGTTGTGATGGCGAACTGAGAGAAGGGTATCCGTGTTAATTTAGATAGAATGAAAGGAAGAAAGAATGGGATGTTATAGTTGTTTTGGGTGTTTTGATTATTGGGACGATTATTGCTATTATTTTTGTCCTTATTCGATTATTTGTGAAGATGAATATTATGATGACGGTTTGGATTATGATGATGATTGGTATTAGGTTTTCACGATAGAACACGAGTTTTAAGGAAGGGATAATAGAAAGCGAGGATTACAATGCTGTTTAAAACAAATAAGAAGATAGAAGAAATGCAAACAGAAATTAATGATTTGAAAAGCCTTATTTCACAATCTAAAATATCAAATGCAGATTTAAAGGATGAAATTTTGAAATTGAAAAGAATAATTAAGCGTTCAAAAGATGATCCAACTTATTATTTTGACATAGATATTTTGAGCACTTTTGGTAGAAAATATGGCATTTATATATATGTAGATAAAGAAGAGTATTTTGTTAATTTAAATGAAATAAGTTCTCATTGTATTGACACCAATTCTTTTGAATTCTATGTTGAAAATGATTTGGTACATTTTAATGTATCTACATATTTTGGAATTTTAAGAGATTGGAAAAGATGGAAATTTATTATAGATTTTCATAATGGTAAATATGTAGTTACATGCGAAGAAGATAAGGATAGAAATAGTAAAGAAATTGAAAAAGTAACTATTGAATAAACGGATGAAATTTCCGTTTTGTTTGATGGAGGATAAACAATGAAATTATTTAAAAATTTTAAAACAAAACAGCAACTCAGAGAAGAAATTGCTGAATTAAAAGGAAGATTATATTCGCAAAGACCACAGATACATACAGTAGAGCGTGAAGTACAGAAAATATCATCTGACGTGTTTTTTGATAATAATGTACCAGTAGAATGTATAAAGGAACAGATTGCACATGAAATGGTTGAATTTTTAAAACCACTTATTGAGTGGAATATTGAGGATGATAAAACAAATCCATTTAAGAAACGGGTTTGTGGAAATATATATTTAGCAAAACAAAAGCAGCAATAAATCGGAGGTTTCAATTGAAAATGAGGTGTTAAATTGGAAAATATTTTGAGTAAAAATAATGATGGCTCGATAGATGTCATGGACAGATATGGTTTTACAGAATATACAGTTGCCAAGAATGAAAATGGTATAGTAGCTAGATTGGCAAATCAGTTATATGAATATGAAAATTTCTTCACAGAAAGGATCAAAGATGTGCTAATGAATTATTTCGATGTTCCATCTGACACTTATGCTTATAATTTAACAAGACACAAAACTGCTTTTTCTGAGGGAACTATGACTCTTGATGATTTTGAAGAGTTTGATGAAGAAATCATTGATGATATTGTGAAGTATATAAAAGACAATATTTAGCCAATGAATGAAACATTTAAACTGGAGGTGATGGATTTGGTATGAAGATTACTATAGAAATACCAAAAGAATATGAAATTGATTTTAAAGTAGATAAATTCAAAGACTTCTTTTCAAGAGTAATAGCAGATATGAATTGTCTGTGTGGTAATTATGAAACAGAAATAGCGCAAATGTTAACTGAGGCATTTAGTAATGGAAAAATAATTAAATAGGTATCCTGATACTTTGGCGAGTGGACAGGATACCTATAAGCAACAAAACGGATAACCGCTTTGATAAGTCTGATTATAACAATTCTGAGTGACTAATTCAAGTTGGTAATTCCATAAATTTATAAATAGAATATAGGAGTGATGCAATAACGATTATTAATAGAGTATGGCAAATGCCAAATAGTAAAACTTTTTCAATTAAACCAATTGAAGAACTTATAAATAAATATGCTTATGGACAGATTATAGATCCGTTTGCAAACAGTAATAAAATAGCAACTATAACAAATGATTTAGATACTCAGTATGATACTGATTATCATATGGATGCTTTAGAATTTTTGAAAATGTTTAATAATGAGTCCGTTGATACTGTTTTATATGATCCACCATACAGTCCTAGACAAGTGAGCGAATGTTATAAGAATTTAGGACAAACAGTAAATATGCAAACTACACAAGCTTCTTATTGGTCAAAACAGAAAGAGCAAATAGGAAGAATTGTGAAAAATGGAGGTATAGTTATAACTTGTAGCTGGAATAGTGGTGGTATTGGCAAGAAATATGGATTTGAAATTGAAGAAATATTACTCGTGCCTCATGGTGGATGGCATAATGACACAATTGTTGTTGTAGAGAGAAAAATTAGATAACAGTTGAAATAAATCTTTTATTATTACTTTCCAAATACCTTATCTACAAGGCGTTGCAACGCTAATTTATCCGGAATTACTTGTTATATCCTTTCTCTATTTGTTATTTTGTGAATCTTTCGTGGGTTCATGACTCCCGATGAAAGATTTAGTTTAAGAAAAGATTGGAAACTGGTAAATTTCTGTGAATTTGACAAGTATGCAACTAAAAGCTATTGTTCAATTCACGAAGTAGATGAGAGTTTAAACCTAGGTGACATTACTAAGGTTGATGAAACAAAATTAGAAGATTTTAATATGATTTGCGGTGGAAGCCCTTGTCAGGATTTCAGTATTGCCGGGGAGCAGAAGGGTTCCGTATGGACTTGTCAAGATTGTACTGATGAAGAAGGAGAACCATATAAATATAATCCATTGATGGTTCATTGGAGTAAAAGAGATAGGTGTCCTCATTGTGGTAGTGAAAATATAGAGAAGACTCGATCCTCGTTATTGGTGGAATATCTTAGAGTCATTAGAGGAAATAAGCCTAATTTTGGAATGTATGAGAATGTAAAAAATATAGTAGGGAAGAAATTTAAGGATACTACATTCAAATTATTTGAAGATGAATTACATGAGTATGGATACAATACATATTGGAAAGTGCTAAATGCAAA